GATTGGCCGAGGCCGAGGACGATGCGTGGATCAACGGTGATGGCACCAGTACCTACGGTGGTATCTTCGGCGTTCGCGGGCAATTCAACGCGAACGAATCACTCGAAGGAGCAGTTACCGCAGCCAGTGGTAATGACACGTTCGCAGAGTACACCGTTGCGGACCTATCAAAACTCATGGGCACTGTGGCTCCAATGGCTTACAGCATGGGTGGTCCGAAGTGGTTCACCTCGCAAGCTGGTCGTGCCAATACGCTTGAGCGTCTGGGTCAGCAAGGTGGTGGTACTACTGTAGCCACAATCCAGCAGGGATTGATAGCTTTCTACAGTGGTTGGCCAATCGTGATCACGAACAAGTTACCGACAACAACTGGCGATCAAAGTGAGAATACGCCAATTCTTTTCGGCAACATGGAACTTGGATGCATGTTCGGTGATCGCCGGCGGGTGACCGTGAAGATCCTCACCGAGTTGTATGCGGCCACGGATCAAATCGGAATCCTGGTGACTGAACGCGTTGACATTAACTTCCATGAGGCTGGCAGTGCGACTGTTGCCGGCGTTGTGGTCGGATTGATGGGAGACTAATCATGGCCAATGAAATACAGAAAATGTGCTTCAATGAGATGGCCTCGGCGTCTCTCACGAACAGTGCAACGCAGGCAGCCAACCTGGATTGTCGCGGGTTCGACTATGCTAGTGTGCTATTTGACTTTCGCATCGAGAAGAACACGAACGCGGTCGGACCTACAATCTCGCTGCTGGAATCTGATGATACGGTCGTCACCAACTTCGCGACCTTCGACGCCAACTTCGAGCGTAGTGCGGAAGACTTGGTAGCAGCCAAGCAGGTTCTGTACCACGTGAATCGTCGCACGAAGAAGCGATATCTTCGAGCGAGCGTCACCACTGCGACCACGACCAATGATGATGTGACTGTCACGATCATTGGCGTACTCAGTGGTGGGTTCGATCTGCCAGCATCAACCTCCGGCATGGTTGCTCAGACCGATGCCGTGGTTGTGCTCGGATAACCTTCTACCTTCTGCTCGTGTCGGAGTTAAAAGGCCGACATGAGTTTCAATCATGGATGCAATCAAGCTCAACATCGGCGCTGGTAGCACGAAGCTCGATGGATTTATTCCGATCGATCGCAAGCTCGGCACCGAAGCCTACCCGCTGCCGGCCATAGTTCATCATGGCAGCGACACGATCGCGCTGACCGATGGGAGTGTTGATGAGATACGCGCGAGCCATGTGTTGGAGCACTTCGGATTCAACAATGCTCTGCGTGCAATAGGAGATTGGGTGCGGGTACTGAAGCCTGGTGGCAAGCTCAGATTGGCTGTTCCTGACATGGATCGCATCATGGAGCTGCGGAAGTCTGGCGATCCATTGTGGCGGCACTACCTTATGGGTGGTCAGACCGATACAGATGACTTCCACAATACTGTCTACGATCGCGACAGTCTCGCAGCGCTGATGAAAGAAGTGGGACTAGAGAATATCGAGGAGTGGCGTGACTCGGAACGAATCGACAACGCGAGCCACAAGTGTACGCTGAATCTGCAAGGTACCAAGGACGGCAAGCCTAAGCAACGAACGGTAAACGCCCGTGTGGCTGCGATCACCAGTGTGCCTAGACTTGGAATCAATTCCGCATGGGGATGCACGTTCGATGCCCTCATGCCATTTCGTATTCCCTTGTACCGAGCCACTGGAGCATTCTGGGGCCATGCACTGCAAAACCTGATGGAGGACCATGCAGAGAAATTGGACTGGCTTCTCACGATCGATTATGACAGCATCTTCACTCGCCAGCATCTCGACCATCTATTCCAGGTATTCGATGATCGACGCGACATGGATGCTTTGGCTGCATTGCAGTGCAGAAGGGAGAAGGAAACCCCATTGATGTGTATCGGGTCGGATGTTCCAAACGCACCAAAGCCAGTTGACGGCATCGTCCAGATCGAGCTTGAGCCTGGCAGCCCATTGCGTGTATCAACAGCCCATTTTGGCTTGACACTCATACGGGTAGAGAAGTTGCGGAAGCTGCCGCGACCATGGTTCATGTCAATCCCGAACGCCAGTGGTTCGTACAATGATGATCGCGCGAAAGAAGCCATGAGTGATCGGATTCGTGATCTGCGCCGATGGGCAGAAATTCCAGATGAAAATGTGGGACGGCTGGACGACGATATCTGGTTCTGGCATATTTGGCGCCTGGCTGGGAATACTGTCTATGTGGACCATGAGTGCCGCATCGGACATGGCGAAGAAACGGTTTCATATTACGATGAGGATATGAAGCGCCAACAATGTAGCATGCAAGATTGGCGCAAGATCAGCAACATGAACCCGGAGGTAAGACGATGACCAAGTTGACCGAATCAGATTGTGATGTACGGCTGCTCAAGAATTGGTGCAACCATATGAGCGGTCAGATCGTGACGGTGGCTGGCGGTACGGCAAGATGGCTTGTGCAGCAGAAAATAGGTGTCATTGTGGAGGAAGTGCAAAGAGGCGTTGGTATCGAGGTTCCATCTGACACCATCAAGGCGAGGAAGCGGTAATGCCAGAGTTGCAAGGCAGACTGATTCTCACGACTGCTGCGGTGCTTGAGCCAATCACCCTAGCTGAGGCCAAGGATCATCTGCGCGTATCGAACACATTGAGTGATGTGTACATCACAAACATCATCAGTGCTGCGCGTGAGTATGTCGAGGACACTACAGGTAGACAGCTAGTTGATGCAACATGGAAACTGTACCTGGATTCTTTCCCATCGATCATTCATGTGCCACGCCCACCGCTAGATAGCATCACATCGATCACGTACATCGATACTGGCGGAACATCGCAAACTCTGGCGTCTTCGCAATACACAGTGATTACTGAGGATCAGTATGACCCACAGGTGCGAGAGGCATACGGATTGACTTGGCCATCGACGCGAAGTCAGCCCAACGCGGTGACCGTGACTTTCAAGTCTGGCTATGGGGCGAATACTACTGATGTCCCGGAGCATCTACGTCAATCCATCCTGTTGCTGGTCGGAGATCTCTTCGCCTTGCGCGAGACGACCGTCACTGGTACGATCGTGGCGAGATTACCCCAACTGGAATCGCTGATGAACCAGCGATCGCTACCGGCATTGATATGAGCTTACGAGCTGGAACATTACGGCACCAGGTCACGATTCAGCAGCCTACCGATGCGCTTGCTGGCACCTACAACGATGTCTCTCGCACATGGAGTTCGATCACTGATGGTAGCGATATCTGGGCGTCGATCGAGCCGATTCAGGGTCGAGAGTTGTGGCATGCTATGCAGGCGAAGTCAGCGATAACTCATCGCGTCACTATCCGCTACATCGCTGATGTAACGAGCAAGATGCGAGTTATTTTCGGGACAAGGACGTTTGAGATTGTGAGTGTGATCAACCCGATGGAACTTGGTGAGATGCTGGAGTTGTTGTGTGTGGAGAAGCCATCATGAGCCCATCCGCCTCCATGCAGTTTCGTATCGATTTCAGTGGAGAGGCTAATCTCATTCGTCATCTTGACAGTCTCAAAACTAAAACTCGCAGTCGCATCATAGGCCAAGCGTTGCGAGCAGCTTGGCGTCCCATGCTGTTTGCAGCCAAGGCCAACGCTAGAAGGATCAAAGATACAGGTCTGCTGGCAAAATCTATTGGTGTTACTCCAAAAACTTATCGCGTATCAGGTGTCTTCGTAGGTATCATTGGTCCTCGCAAGGGGTTCAAGCAATTGATCGGAGAAAACAAACGGCCGCGTGATCCCAGGTTGTATGCGCATCTTGTGGAATTTGGTACCAAGCCACACATGATCAAGAACACACGGCATCCGGGGGCAAAGGCTAAGCCATTCATGCGCCCGGCTTTTGATAAACATTCGCGTGGAGCTTTGCGATTATTCCGGCGTAAAGCATGGGAACAGATTGCCAAGCAAGTACGGCGAAAGGCTTCATGAGTGGCCGATACGATAGAAGCATCTTTACGAACTCGGTTGGCTGCTACCGCGGCGGTCACGGCGATTGTGTCGACCCGCATGTACTATATGCAGGCGCCGCAGGCTACAGCATTGCCATACGTGATTCTAGAACGAATCGACACGAACAGACTCAATACATTGAGTGGGAGCACAACAACGAGTGAAGTACGCATACAAGTCGCTTGTCTTGCCAGCACATATACTGGTGTAAAGGCACTAGCTGATGCTGTACGTACCTCATTATCAGGATGGACGAGTCCATCGACCGATCCGGTCGTCGCGATGGTTCATTTGATTGATGAGCGCGATCAACTGCAAGCTCCTCAATTAGGTGAGGATTTCGGCGTCTATGAGATCCAGCAAGACTACAATGTGTGGTATAGTGGCTGATTATACAAGGAGATACCCATGGCTTTCAGCGCGAACGCATCGGCCGTAAAGTTTCCGAACACATCGACATCGATCGGTAACTTGCGTGATATTTCATTTGCCCTCGGTGGCACAGAAATTGATGTCACCGATATGGCCGATAGCGAGCACAAGTATGAGGTCGGAATTCCTGACAAACAAGTTACGATCGAGGTATTGGGAATTTCGGCACTTACCCATGGCGCAACAGGTTCGTTGACGGTCGCGTGGAATGATGGATCGACTACCTCCATCAGTACTGCAGTCGTCACAAACTTCGATTATGCTGGAGCACTTGATGGAGAGATCACAACCACAATCACGTTCAGGCCAATGTGACATGCTGACTAGAGACATGATCTTGCAAGCTTCCGATCTGTCGCGCCAAGCCGTCGATATCCCCGAATGGGGAGGTTCCGCATTCATCTACGAGATGACTGGTACCGAGCTGGATGGCTATCAATCTAGTCTCATGGATGGTTCTGGTACTGTCACGCCCGCGAAATTGATCGATGCACGTGCGCGGCTGGTCGCCATCTGCCTGCGCAATAATGATGGGAATCGGCTATTCACGGATACTGATGTGGCCGCACTTGGTCGGAAAAATGGCCGCATTCTCGATCGGTTGTGGAAGGTAGCTCGCGATCTCAATGCCATGGGAGATGAAGCCATTGGAGATGCGCGGGGAAAATGAGGAAGCGCCAGGACTGGATATTTCAGCATCGCCTGGCGCTCGCACTTGGCTGCACACGACGTGAACTACTCCAACGGATCACAGCACGAGAACTGGTGGACTGGGTGGCATACTGGTCGATCGAGCCATTCGGAGATGATTATTATGCACACGGGATCGTCGCATCGACGATCGCGAACGTGTTTCGTAGCAAGGGTAGGCGATTCCGACCCGAGGACTTCAAGCCTCGACCGAGGCACTCGCAACAGCAGATGAAAGCTATTTTCCAGGCGGTAGCGCAGGTATGGCAAAACAAACCGTAGGTACACTCAATATCATACTCAGTGCCAGCGCCAAGGGATTCACTGCAGTTATGCAATCGGCGCAGAAGCGGATTAGCGGATTTGGCGCGAGCGTGCGCGGCATGGCATCAATCGCAAAGACCGCGTTCATCGGTCTAACTGCCACGGCAACTGCTGCCGCTGGTGGCCTGATCGTATTGACGAAAAATGCGATGCGCAATATCGATGCAACATCAAAGCTAGCTGATCGCCTGGGTCTGGCTACCGAGGATCTAACGAGTCTACAACATGCAGCTGATCTCGCTGGTGTATCGACGGAACAATTAGATAAGGCTCTCTCGATGTTCGTCCGTAATATCGGCGAAGCAAGGGCCGGAACTACGCAAGCTGTTGCAGCATTTGAAGCCGTCAAGATAAGCACTCAGCAACTTGACTTAATCTCAACGATTGAATCGCTACTTGCCACATCCGATGCGCTAGCTGGGATATCCAAAGCATCAGATCGTGCACGAATAGCTACGGACTTATTTGGACGCGGTGGCGGCCAGATGATCAATATGCTAGGGGAAGGTAGGAACGTCCTATTGGCGGCAGCACAGGATGCACGCACTCTCGGGTTGACTTTTAGTCGTGACATGGCTTCCGGTGTAATAAATGCGAACGATGCATTAACGCGGGCAAGGAGTGCTGTTCTTGGACTTGCCAATATCATTGCCATCGATCTATCCCCAACGATAAAGCGTGCCGCAGATGCCTTTGTTGATTGGGCTGTGCGCTTTCGCCAAAGTGGCTTGTTAGGTTCATTCGATATGATAAATGGAAAGATCAACGACCTGATAGCCACATTGCTAGCATTCCGGGTAGTATGGGATTCTATCTTTGGGGTATTACATGGCATCGTCGCTAGCAGTGCTAAGGCGGGAGAGTTTGCAGTAGGTGCTATTGAACCATTTGTACTACCGCGAATTAGAGAATTTCTGGCACTGCCACGGCTTAGAGAATTTTACCGTAATTTTGCCGCTGAAGAGTTCGAATTGGCTGGTGAGAGATTGCGTGGTCGTGGTAATGGATCGATGCCTGCCCCAGCACATGTTGCTGCGATGGCTGATCGCCAACGAGTTACACCAGCGCAGCGAGACTCTAGTCAAACAGATCTGCTGCGAGAAATATTGCGCACACTGCGTGAAGGTGCGCGCAACACGGCGGTGAATCTATGACCATTCGCGTGACAACTGATTTGGTACCTGGCGCCAACCTCACGCGGCGTGACGGGCTGATCATGGGAGGCACGCGGACATTCCGTTACTCATCGGATTCTCCCGCTGCCGATGGTTTGATCGGCGATGTTACAGATTACAACATAGTGGCCGTTCA